TTGCAGTTTATTTTGGTGAAGCACCGTTGGATGACCAAAGAAGTTCTGTTCTTGAAAAACCAAAATTTGATGCAAAATTTGAAAAGGATTATTTATGAAACAAAAACGAAGTCCTAAAAAACCTAATATTTACTTTACACAAGAAACGGAAGATGCAATAGTATTGTATAATTCATTAGAAGATGACATACAAAAAAATATACTATACACACAAAAGATACATCCCGCATTTTACAAATTAGCAGAAATTATGATACATCGTTTTAAGTTTTACAATTTTGATGTATCACATGAAGATGTAAAACACGAAGTTATTGCGTTTCTTCACGAAAAAATAAACAAATATAAAGCTGAAAACGGTAAAGCATTTTCATATTTTTCTATTGTTGCTAAGAACTATTTAATTGCAGAAAACAATAAAAATTACTATCACTTCAAACGAAGTCAAGATATTGATGCAATTGATTTGGAAAGAAACATTGTAAATGAAAAAATAAGAAAAGATTTAATAGAAGAAAAATCTGATTTTATAGATCAATTTGTAAAAACTATTGAAAATTATTTGCCTTTAATTTTTTCAAAACAGAGAGATATGCAGGTTGCAGACTCTATTTTATATCTTTTTAAGTCAAGAGAAAACATTGAAAACTATAATAAAAAGGCGATATACATTCTGATAAGAGAAAGAACTGGTGTTAGTTCTCAATACATAACGAATGTAATAAGTAAAATAAAAATTATGTATGCAAAATTATATGAAAGTTATCGAAATGGGATAATAATAGAAAACCTAAATTGGTATGATTTTCAAGATATTATTAACAAATGATATATTTATTGATATGAATTTTGACCAAGAATTATTTGGAAATAAAAAATTTTCTGATTTGTTAAAAGACATTTATGATAATCAGAAGAAAAAAGACCGTCAGATAAATTTACTTATTGCTGACCTAAAACCTATGCTTAACAATATAAGTGATGCTGCTATTTTAGTTCCCGCAATAAAAGATTTTATAGAGGTTTCAGTTAAGAACGATGAACATTTGGTTAAATTAGCCGCTGTTGTTCAACGTGCTATGTCAAACAAAAATGAAGAAACTTCTTCGTTCTTGACTGATGAAGAAAAAGAAGCACTCTTACAGAGTATTCAAGAAATCCAACAAGAACAAGAGGAAGAAGATGCCGATACAAGATCCACAGCAGATAACGATAAACGGGATAAACTATGAGTTTGTTCCTGCCGTTATTGAAAGAGTAGATTTTTTTGGTGAAAACAAAGAAAAATTATTTAAGGTGTATTGTAAAATCATGGGTGCTCATGGTTCACAAACACCTAGTGATATTATTGAAGCTAGACCAATAGATTCAAATATAAAAAACATTCCTATAAAGGGCGAACTTGTATTTGTAAGAAAGGGTCCAACATCTTACAATAGTGCCAGAGCAACAGCACAAGAGTATTATTATACAAACCCAATTCCTGTTCAAAGTTCTGTTCATCACAATGGACTTCCAGGAGTAACAGACTTTTTAACAAAAAACCAAATTGGAAGTGTTGGTGCAAGAAATAATGCCGAAGTTGGTGTTATGAATGCAGTTAAAAGCCGATTACAAGTAAATAAAACTATTGATCCAACATTTCCTGAAAGAAAAGATGTTTACCCATTACAAGTTTATTCTGGTGATATTTTATTTGAAGGTAGATGGGGGCAATCTATTAGATTTGGATCAACAGTTGATGAAAGAAGAATATACCCACAACCTCCACTATGGAAAAAAGGATTGGGTGAAACCGGAAATCCAATAACAATTATTTCAAATGGAACTAATCCAAAAGGTAAAGCATTTAATCAATTTGTAATAGAAGATCCAGATAATGATGATTCTGGTATTTGGCTTACATCTGGACAATATATTAAATTTACACCAGCATCAAAAACAACACCATCAATATCTTCAAAATCAATAGATCTTTTTATGAAGAATAAATTTGGTGGAAACCAGATATTTTTAACTTCTGATAGAATAATTTTTAATGCAAAAAAACAAGAAATAATTGGTTTTAGTAAAGAGGGTATTGGTTTTTCATCTGAAAAGGGAATATCACTCGATGGTGCACAAGTAGTAGAAATTGAATCAAAAAAAATAAGTTTAGGTATTGATGCGTTATCACCTGCATTATTAGGAGATAGAGCGATAGATTGGTTGGCAAGATTATCCGATAATATAATGGATATTTGCGCTGCTATAGCTCAACAAACTCACCCAACTGGAACAGGACCGTCTGGTGTTCCAATAAATGTTGCTGAGTTTGCAACAATTAAATCTGATATTGCAAGTCTAAAATCTGAATTGAATACACTTGCTAGTAGATTGGTATTTCTAAATGAAAAACCGGGTGGTCCATCGGAAGAAGAAAAACAGGAAGCTAAACAAAAAAGAAATACTAGTTACATTAAAGATAGACAAAATAAAAATATGGGTGATTCTCCAAACACATTTTCTGTTTCACTAATACCAAATTCACAATTTGACATAGGACAGGGTGTTGGTGAGCTGGGACATCTGGCAGAAATACAATCAGATATATTGGATTCAATAGAAAACCCACCATCAGAAGATGATTTAGATGCAAGAAGATTATTCAATAATGTTGAAGGATCTGATCCAAATAATACATTATCTCCACCATTTAACACAGGCGGGTAATCATGGGATTTTCATTAAGACAAACGGATCAAATAAAGTTAAATGCTGACGGGAAATCATATTCTGTTACTATTCGTCAAGGTGAAACCTTAAAACTTCCATTATTTCAAGTTCTTTCTGGTGCAGAAAATCAGAGATACGAAGAATTACAGGCGAATGGTAGGTCTGCCGCTGATATAATTAAAGACATTTTCAAGTATGAAATACAAGGTGGTGGAACAACTGCTAATGTTTCCGATATTGGAGAATTAACTGGTGTTTTAATTGGAAATGCAACTTTAATAATAACAAGTAAGAGAGCGGTTGCACCACAACAAACTAATTTAACCGTAAGTGTTGATGTAAAAACTGATTCATTTTTTGGACCAGATGGTGTATTAACACCTGCAATAGATTCTGTTGAAAAATATGTATCGGATGCACTAAAAACAGTCGGTGGATATATTGGAACCGGTGCAGAATGGGCAGGAAGACAGATATTTTCAGGATCACAATTTATACAAGAAAAACTTGGAATAGATGATAGTAAGTTATCGGATGAAGATAAAGAAAAATTAAAACAAAGAGAAGAAGATGCGGAAAAAGATTTATTTGCTAAGTTAATAGGGTTGCCATCAGCTGATTTAATTCCATTATTAACAACTGGATTAAAAATATATCTTGCATATATCAGTGGTCAAAATTTATACATGGAGGCACAAATAATTTCTTCGATTAGAAGTATTGCGGATTATGATAGATTTCCTCCTGCTAAAAAATTAAGAATTGCTAAGATATTAAAAACTGAAGTTTCAACATTAGAAAACATCGCAAAAACAATGAGAAAACTTCGTGTAATTCCCGATTTAGTTGAAAAATTGATAGTTGGTGATAATCCAGATTATGGATCATTATTGAGTGGTTTATTGGACCATTTTGGTGCACCAACATTAGAAGATTTGTCACCTGATCTAAAATGTGTTGTAAATGAATTGGTTGTTGAAAAATTGGCAATAAATGTTGCAAGAAAAGAGAAAAGTGTAAATGAAACATTAGATACAATAGATAAAACAAAATGGGTTCCATCTGGCATTTTTGACGGCGATATGTCACCTGAAAATGTTAAAAAAGTAGTAAATGCACAACTTGATACTATTCTTTTACAATTCATAAGTAAATTGAGATTTGAGTCTATTTCAAAATCTATACCTATAAGTAGTAAAAATACGCCAATGCCTGAATTAAGGTTTCCTGTAATTTTTCCAAAATTAGATAAACAACTTGTATTTTTTATTGGAACTTGGGCATATCTTCAATCAGATAAAAGATACAGAGATATTGTAAAACATCCATGGGCAAAAACATTAGACAATGATTGGACGCCAAATTTGGATGAATCACAAACACCAACATTTGCAGAAGTATATCCAAATATATTTATACGAGAATATACAGACAAAGAAATCCTTGCCTTTGCTGCACATGCTGCACCTTCACGTGAATTAGAAATTGGTTCCGGAAAATACGATTCAGACTTAAATGAAACAGGTGTAAGAAAGGTTTGGATTCCTGCTGGAATTTTACACCAAATAGATGCAATTGATTACAGTAGAGGCCGTTTGGTAGAAAACTACGACCAATCACCAACAGATTTGTTTGGAAAGCCATTGCCAAAAAGAGGATCATTAGATATACGATATCCAGACGGAAGTCCATATGATAAATTTACAAAATCATTACGAACACCGATTCTAAAAGATGACGTAACTAATGCATTTATTACAGATAGAAATGCTGAAAATGATATTATATTGGCATTTAGTGAACGATATGATTTTTTGGTGGAAAATAAAATCATTTCTGCTGATCCTAAAAATCCTGGTTGGCTTACAATAAATATAAACATAATGAACGGTTTGTCAGCGGAATCTGTTTCAACCATATTTGAAAGGTTAGAAGATGCAATAGATACAACAGATATTGATACCTCAAAAGAATACATAGCTCGTAATATACAAAAAGTAGTTTCTATTAGGCAGATAAATAACAAATATACAAGACAAAATATAATAGATATTGTGCTTGGTAATAGAGTAAAGGTAACAGAAATTAAACCAAAACTTGATATAGGATTAAGTCCTTTAAGTGATTTAATAGGTATATCAAAATCATATAGATTAAAATTGATAGAATTAGGTTTTGATTATGGTAGAGAAAATGGTTATTTTACTGTAAGTGGAGACGGTAAAGTTTCATATATTAGTGCAGCTGAAAAATTAACTGAAAATGAGTATAATTCATTATTACAAGAAATAGAATCTCTTGTTATAGAAGAAGATTTAATAGTAAGAGAATTGGGTGAAATAGGTGGTGATAACGATCCAACTATAATACAACAATCAATAAATCTTGAAAGAAGATTGGCAGAAGTTCAAAAAAATCTTGAAAATAAAAGAAAAATTAGAGATGAATACAAAGATAAAATAAATACCGAAGAGAGAATTAAAAATAATAACAGTAAATTGGATGGATTAAAGAATAAAAGAGAAGATATATTAAAAAAAATAGAAGAAGTAAATGATGCAATAAAAAAATTAAGAGAAGCAAAACCATCTGAACCATATTGGACTCCTGAAATTATAGCAAAAGGCATAAAAGAAAATAATGATATATTAAAAGAATTACGTGCAGAATTACAATTACTTGAAAGCGATATATTAAAAATTAGTGAAGAAAATAAAGAATTAGGTTATGAAGAACCTCCGGTTTCAGAAGATTCAAGTGGATTAACACCGTGTCTTGACAAATATCTAAAAATGCAATTTATGGATATATTTCAAGAAATTGATTATGGTAGATTACCACAGCCAGTTAAAAGTATTCTAAATGGAATAGGCGAATATGTTGGAGTATCGCCTTCGGATATATCAAAATCATGGGAGTTAATTTCAGTTGGTAAAAATTTATACGAGATAGGTAAACTTGGTCCAGATGCATGGGACGAAATGTCTCCTGAAAATAAAGCATGGTTTGCTAAAAAATTTGGAATTGACGAAGAATGGGCAGGAGATGCTATAAAATTTGGTGCAGATATATCATTACTTGCCCAAGGAAAAAGTAGTGATAATTTGGTTGGACTATTGGATAAAGGATTTTTAAGATTTAGAGATACATTTTTGGAAAAATTTGCACCAGGTGCATCTTCTTGGAGAGATTTTGAAAGATTGGATCCAAAATTACAATCTACTATTGCTATATGTTTAGGATTCAAACCAGATGACAAAGGAAGTCATGTAGTGAAGGCACAAAGAGTTATTAGACGAGCTGTTAATTTTGAAAGAAGCGTAAAGGACGCTATTACAATAAAAAATTCAATTATTGCTAGAAAAGAACAATTTGATAAGTTGGGTGGAAAGGGTAATCCTGAAATGATTGAAAGTTTGGGAAATGATTTAGAATTAACACCTGGACTTTTAGGAAATTTATATGACTCAACATCCGAAATAGTGGCAGATCCTTATGCAGATTTTATGGATAATATACCTTCTGTTCTTGGTGGTGATCCAGGATGGAGACAAAAAATGGATATACCAGAGATAAATTCTCTTGATCCTTTGCCACATCAAGGAAAAAGTGTTACACTTGATGTTATAGAAAATCCATCAGTTCCAATACCAACAACATTAGTTGAAAAGTTAAAAAAATTGGTAGATGAAAAAGCAATTATATCTGATAATAACCAAGTATCATTTAATTCTGATGGAAGTATAGATTGGAATGATAATGTTCAAATTACAGAAAAAGCGATAGAAAATGGAAAACTTCCTGTAAAATTTAATTTAATAAAAGGTAATTTTATATGTAATAATGCAAAATTAACATCACTTGAAAATTCTCCAAAAATAGTTAATGGTGAATTTAATTGTTCAAATAATTTATTAACATCACTAACTAATTCTCCAGAAGAAGTTTTTACTTTTGATTGTAGTGGTAATTCTGGATTAAATTCACTAGTTGGTTTACCAAAGATAATAAAGGGTAGAAATTTTGATAAAACTGTTTTAATTCCAGAATCAAAAGAAATGTTAATAAATTGTTCTAATTGTGCAATTACATCATTGGACGCATTAAATGACATTACAAATTTTGGTCTTGGTGGAATAGATTGTTCTAACAATAAAATTGAAACTTTATTTTCAAGTAATATAAATGCAAATATACAATCAGTAACTAATTTTAATTGTTCAAATAATTTATTAACATCACTTGAAAAATCTCCTACAATTGTAAAAGATTCTTTATCAAATTACGGATCATATGATGCCTCAAACAATAAGATAAAACAGTTGCCTGATGGGTTATTTACATCAATGAGATGTGAAAACTTTAATATAAGCAATAATGAATTTGTTGATTTATCATTTATACCGATTGAAGTTAATGGTGTATTAAATGTTACAGGAAACAGGGGTAAAGGATTAAATGATAGTGATTTGGGTAAAAATAGATTTACTCCAAATGGTAGAGAAACAACAACAAGTCGTAGATGTTCTATAAAAGTTGCAAAAACAGATACATCTGAATATGCAGATAGGATGTTTCCATCTGAAGAAGAAACACAAACAAAATCTTATCAATACACATCGGAAGGTCAAACTTATACATACATTTGGTGTAGTGGAATGGGTAGAAAGGATCAAGGCAGATGTAGAAAAGATGCAAGAGAAAAACATTGGTATATTGATAATATGATGTTTTTAGAACCAATTGATGCAAGTGAACCCAGTTTGGGATATATTTATATTGGTGATGATGTTTGTCCTAAATCAAAATAATTGAGAAAATAAATGGCAAGAACATTAAATGATGTTGAAAGGGAAAATCCAAATGCTTCGGTATCTTTAATATCAAAGTTAATAGAATATAGAGCGGATGATAACAGTTTAAGAAGAACAAGAGTTCAAGACCAAGTTGATAATAATAGAACCATATCTATTCCTTCTGGAGAACCAACTGGATCAACACAAAATACTGCAACAACTGCAACAGAAACCAGTGTAACCGATCCAAATAAAGTAAATGGAACTATTCCACCTTCAAGCACAAATACAAATGCCAATGTATTAAACGAAAAATTTTTGAAACCAGGAGAAGAACCATCTGGTAGTTACAAAATTACAATGAATGATTATGGTCCTTATGCTAAAACTGCAGAAAAAAATGGATATGTTTTTAATAAAGAATATACCCATATAAAATGTTCTGGTGATAATCCAAATACTGTAACTAATCAAAGAAAACGAGCAAGAATTTTAGCTGATCAAGTAAAATATACGCCAGAAATGTTTTTCGATGATGCCATGACCGATGATAGAAAAAGTTTGTATGGTAAATACATCAAAGGTCAATTTAACTCATCTAATGAAAAAAGTGAATATGAATATATTGGTGATGATGTTTGTCCTGTTGATGAAGAAAAAAAACAACCAGCACCCGAATCAAGTAAACCAACTGCGGTTGTTATTAAACAAGATGTTGAGAAAAAAGAAGAAGTTAAAGAAAAACAGGCAGAAAGTCCACAAACAGCACCTGCAGTTGTAGATACTAGTAATGCTTTAACGGAAGATAAAGCAAAAGAAATTCAACAATCTGCATTTCAAAGCACTGCAAAGGGTGAAGGGTGGTTTGTTTTTGATTACATGGAATCCACAGATAATACAAAAAAAATGATAGATAATGATGCATTAACATATGATAAGCGTTTTTGGTTAGTGAGAAGAAAACCATCGCATCCAACAAAAGATGCTGCAAAACAAGAAAAAGATTTGAGTGTTGGACCTGTATTGGGTTCGGTTCAGTATTACGTTGGTATGAATCAAAAAAAATTAGAAGCAGGTGCTCCAATTGCTGGGGGTGCGCAATCCATCCTCGATATCCCATTGTTGTTAAATTTTCCCAGTGTTGGTGTTTACAACAAAGCTATACCTTACATGGCATCCGGAGCAGGTGGAAGATGGCCGACTGAACAACTTGGTATAATACATGAGGGTAGATTACCGGCATCATGGTATAATAAAGGTGGTTGGGCTATTGGTAAAGGAACTAACCCTAGTCCAACAGGTGGACCAAAATCATCATGGAATGAAAATCAATGGTGGTGTGGTGCTGGATCAGAATACTATACAGAAAATGGTGGATATTCAATGCCACATGGTGATCCAACCGGCGTTCCAACTATAACTGCAGTTGCAATGAAAAGAGCAGCAACTGCAACAAAATCTGCTTTTCCAGATAAAAAATATGTTTCTGGAAAAACTATAAATAATGGTTTTGTTCAATATCCTGTTGCATGGGATAATACATTAAAATCAAATGTAGTTCTTGGTCCTTACCATCTTGACAACAATCAAAAAGATAATGCATATTCTTCATCATGGCTTATGCAAAACAGAACAACTCCAACACCAATAATACAACCATGGTTTACACCTGGTCCGGTGTATGGATCATCACTAAATTATGGTGGTTCAGTTGCTGTTTTTGTGCGAGGTTTTCATTTTGCCAATGGATCACTTACCGCTCAAGGAAAAACACTATGGTCTACCATTACAACTGCACTTGACTGGGATGTTGCTTTTGTTTACAACTTACATCACGTTGAAACAGTAATTTGGGCATCTCCATATAGTGCAACTGGAGAGGCAATAGTAATGGCAGGAAATACATCTCCATCATTTACTCCAGGTAAGCTAGATGATGGTTTTACAAATGATGGTGGATCATTTGCAGTAAGAAAAATACAGATATTTACCGCAGCAAGTTTTGCAGGGAGAGAAAATGGCACAGTAATTATTTCAAAATTAACACACAAAACAAGTAAAAAAATTTCAAAAGGTTTGGGTGCAAAGTATAAATCTACTCCAATGATAAAAGATTATATTGCAAAAGTAGAAGCAGGATCTGATAAAAATTTAATGGGTAAAAGACAGCCGGAAGGATTATCAACTCCAACTTACTACCAAGTGTTAAAAGAAATATGTCAAATATGATTAAATACATAAAATTGATATTTATTATAGATAAGTTTTTATAGAAAAAAGGTGATAAAATGGACACTAAAAAGTTTTTACAAGAAATACGTTCAATAATAAGAGAAGAAATTGATTATGCTCTTACAAAGAAGTTATCTGAAAAGAAAACTAAAAAAGATGATATGTCTACCATTAAACATGGTATTTCTATGTATAACGAATCACAATCAAATAAAAAAGTTGCAAAACCAAAAACACAAAAAACAGACTTTAATAACATCAAAGAACTACTTGAAGAAACAAGAAGAAGTTTAGAAGAAAGTTATGATGTTGAAAATGAATTTAGTTTTAATGCGGATATGGCGGAGGGTTTTGGTTATGAAAGAAAGGGTGCAGCAATTCCACAGGGGTTTTCTAAACAAGAAATACCATCCGAAGTAATGTCTGCACTTACAAAAGATTATTCTGCATTGATGAAAAAAATTGAAGAAAAAAAAGGGAGATAATATGTGAGAAGTTTTAGACGAAAACAACCTGTTCACTATCCTGAATTATCACCATCAAAAGATGATAAGATAAAAAATATAGGTGTTACTTTACCTTTTAATAATCCAAATGGGATTTTTAATCAAAGTGTAACAAATGTTTCACAAGTTTTATCAAATTTGCGTAATTTATTATTAACCGCAAAAGGTGAAAGATATATGTTACCGGAATTTGGAACGGAAATTCGTTTAATACTTTTTGAAAATATATCAAGTGAGGAATCTTTTGTAAATGATATTAAAAAAGAAATATCATCTGCAATAAGAACATGGATGCCATTTTTGAATATAAATCAATTAGATGTTGAATTAAATATGTCAGAAGATGGTAGAGTTTTGGAACCATCACACGCAGTTGGTATCAAATTGGTTGTGCAAATTCAAGGAACTAACATATATTTACCTATTCAGATACTTATATCTACAACAGGTAACTTGACATTAACAGAGGCAATATACAATGGCTAATTTAGTCAATAAAGATATTCGTTATTTATCAAGAGATTTTGGATCATTAAAACAAAATCTTATTGATTTTACAAAAAATTATTTTCCAAATACATATCAAGACTTTAACGAAGCATCGCCTGGTATGATGTTTTTGGAAATGGCTGCTTATGTTGGTGATGTGTTGTCATATTATACTGATGTTACTTTACAAGAATCTATGATAAATCATGCATCTGAAAGACAAAACATAATAAACATTGCACAGTCTCTTGGATATATGCCAAAAAATAGAATTGCATCTAATACAAAATTAGATGTTTTTCAAATAATACCGTCAAAACAAATTTCTGGACAAATAGTTCCTGATTTTGATTATGCATTTGCAATAGAAGATGGAATGGTAATAGCAACAACAAATGCAAGCGATATTGAATTTAGAACAACAGACTATGTTGATTTCAAATTTAGTAGTAGTTTTGATTCAACTGAAATTACACCGTATGAGGCAGATGAAAATACAGGAGAAGTTTTATTTTGGTTATTAAAGAAACAAGTAAATGTTGTTTCTGGAAAAATACAAACAAAAGAATATACTTTTGATGATCCAAAACCATATGACAAAATAACATTAGAAGCGGAAAATTTAATAGAAATTTTGTATGCAATAGATTCCGATGGAAATAGATGGCATCATGTTCCATTTTTAGCACAAGATACTATTTTTGAACCAACTGCAAATATACCAAGAAATGATAGACAATTAAGTTATTATAGAAATGAAACACCATATTTGTTAAAATTGAGAAAAGTTGCAAGAAGATTTACTGCAAGACAAAGATCTAATGGTGAATTTGAAATAATGTTTGGAGCTGGTATTTCAGAATTGGATGATGAACTACTTATACCAAATCCAGATTTAGTTGGAAATTCATTACCCCAAAATGTTTTCAATAGTTCTCCCGATATAGATCCTTCAAATTTTCTCTATACAAAAACATATGGTCTTGCACCAAACAATACTACATTAACATTATATTATACTGTTGGAAATGGTGTATTGGACAATGTTCCTAGTGATGTGATAACTGCGGTAAGAAGCAGAAATGTTTTAATAGATGAAACGGGATTAGATTCTGTTTTGTTAAGACAAGTTGTTGGTAGTCTTGCCGTAACAAACCCAACCCCAGCAACAGGCGGTAAAAATGCAGAAGATACAAATGAAGTTAGACAAAATGCTCTTGCTTCTTTTGCATCACAAAATCGTGCTGTTACAAAAGAAGACTACATAATTCGTGCATATAGTCTTCCATCCAAATATGGATCAATTGCTAAGGCGTATATCACAAAAGATACACAATTAACAAGAGATGCTATTTTTAATACAGAAAGAATACAAAATCAACTTGCATTAAATTTTTATGTATTGGCATATGATGGAACAAATAAACTTGTTACAGCAAACAATGCAACAAAAGAAAATTTGAAAACATATCTCAACCATCATAGAATACTAACTGATGCAATAAACATAAGAGATGCATATATTATTAACATAGGAATAGAATTTGATGTAATAATAATGCCAGATGAAAATGGTAATAAAGTTTTACTTCGTTGTATTGATAGATTGAAACAATACTTTGACATAAAAAAATGGCAAATAAATCAACCAATTGTTATTAGTAATGTTTATACTGAATTAGATAAAGTTGCAGGTGTCCAAACTGTTGTTCAGGTAAAGTTTAGAAATCTATACGATCAAACACTTGGATATTCACCACATGCATACAACATAGATCAATCAATAAAAGATGGCATTTTGTTCCCATCATTGGATCCTTCTATATTTGAAGTAAAATATCCAGATAACGATATTATGGGTAAAGTGAGGGCATTCGGATGATATATTCTATTTTTGCACAAAAAGATGCTACAATATATGAAAAATCAATAGAAATGAACACTGGATTGGATTCACTATTGGAAATTTCACATGAAGCAGCTGGTTCTGGATCATCAATATACAATGCAAGAGTATTGATGAAATTCGATGTGAGTGAAATAGAAGAACGAGTAAATTCCGGAAAAATATCAAATAATGCAAAGTATTATTTATCACTTGCAACTGCAGATGTTAGAGAACTGCCATTAGAATATATTGTATATGCTTATCCTTTGAGTTCATCTTGGACAAATGGAACCGGAAGATTTGGCAATAATCCTGTTACAACAGATGGTGTTTCTTGGAAATTTAGATCATCAAAAACGGTTGGAACAGAGTGGGATATTCCACCAACAGTTTCAACTTTAAGATGGGATGATGTTTCATTGACATGGATTGAATACGATGGTATGTGGGGTGGTGGTATAGTTGCAAATGTAACATCATCATATAAAACAAATGAAGGTGGGGGAACATGGTGGAATTATGATAATTTGGAATGCACGCAATCATTTTCATATCAATCATCCGATATTTATATGGATGTTACCAATATCGTTAAAAAATGGATAACTGGATCTGGTAGATTTGATAATGATGGTTTTATATTAAAATTTAGTGATGAAATAGAATCATCTATTGAATTTTTAACAGGATTGAAATTTTTTGGAACAGACAGTAATACCATTTATGTTCCAAGATTAAATGTAGTTTGGGATGATTCAAACTTTGTTACTGGAAGTCTTGCTAAAGCATCAGAAGATAATTTGAATATAAACATAAAATTGAAAAAATTTTATGCAGAATCTGAAAAGGCAAAAATTAGAATTTATGCTAATCAAAAATACCCACAAAAATCATATACAACTCAATCGTATTATACTGTAAATTACCATTTACCATCATCATCTTACTATGAAATTAGAGATGCTCATACCGATGAAATAATACTACCATTTGATTATACTGGTTCAAAAATTAGTTGTGACGGAACAAGTAGTTATTTTAATTTGTGGATGAACTCATTTCAACCAGAAAGATTTTATAGAGTTGTGATTAAAATTGAAACAGAAGGTGGTGATAGAGTTCAATTATTTGATAACAATTATTACTTTAAGGTAACTAGATGAGTGGATTAGTTCGTGACATTGATACCAATAGAATAATAAGTTATACGGATGAAAGTTCTATTAAAAATGAAGGAACAATAGAAGTTCCTGTTTTAGATGAAAGGTTCTTATCAGAAAATTTTAAGTATATTGTCAAATCAGAATTTAGATCATTACCGTCTGCAGTTGAAGCAGAATCTATTATATTTAGAAAATTGGAAGAATCTGAAAGAACTATATTATTTGAAGCCGGATTACCTGCTGATCTAAAAGAAGGAATGCAGTTGGTAAAAGAGGTTGCAAAAAATCAACTGTTATCCGAATTAACAAATCTTGCAAATCAAAATCAAAATTCAGTTGCTTCACTTCGTAAAAAGATTTCTGATTTGGAAACCGCATTAAATAACAGTTCTGATTTAATAGATACTCTTGGTAATACAAATAGAAGATGGAATGATCATTTGGAATATGCTACACAAGAAAATTCAAGAATGATGACTAGAATATCTTATCTTGAGAATATAAACAGAGAACTACAAAGACAACAAGAAAATAGTATAGATTTAATGTCTGCAAGAGTAGAAAGCCAACAAGTTTTTGTTTCTGCATCATTGAGTAACATATACGTTAAGAATCAAGAAGGATATGATTTGTTAGCAAAACAAGTTGATGAATTACGGAATATAGGAAATTTACCAGACTTAAATGGTATAATAGACGCTGATTATGATGAAGGTGGTTAATTTACATTAAATATGAAATAGTTGTATGCCAAATTTTTTATACAAAAATCTAAATGAGATATTTACAACACGAGATCCAATTCGTGGTGTTCGTATAGTTCAAAATAAACTTGGAAGAAACATAATAGTTCCAAGATTTGATTCTGTTGTAAATCCTGAAGATCCAACAACACCATCAACCAATATAGAATTTCATGTGTTCCTGCCAAATGGCGCATATGTTGATACCCTATATTCAGTAGAATATGGTGTTGATATTAGAGATGAAAATAACGAAACATTTAAGTATGTTATTTTAGATGTTCATGATCATTTAGAACAAACAAAAATAATACCAGGTCCTTACAAAGTTGTTTACAATTTTTTCCGAAATTTAATTGGTAGTAATAGTAATGATAGTAGATTATTTATATCCGATATATCATTAGATAGACGAGAATTGCAATTATCATTAACAAAACCAAACGATGAATTTGCTCAAGGTGAATTAAGCGATTTTGTATTGCAGTATTTGCGTGGATCAAAATTTTTATTACCAATTGTTCTAAATTTTGGTGAAAATAATATAGTTGATGTGATAAATGTTACATCAAATGGTGAAATAGATAGTTTTTTTGTAAGACTATATGAACCTCTACCTGCTGATGTTGATTTGTTTTATGAATGTTGGTTATCAAGTCAAATAATGAAACCATACATTGATAATGTTTTACTTTATCGTGAAGAAGAAAGTCTAAAACCATCTTATATTTCTGGACCAAATTATGAAGTTGATACTGCACATTGGGTGTCTACTGAAACCGATTATAGATCTTGGAATGATTTATTACAAACAAATGTTCAAACATCACAGGAATTATTAAACAAATATATTCTTGATTCTGGATCAATTGTAAAACTAAACCTTGATTTTACAGATTTCAAAAATTTTATATTTTATTCATCTGCAGAAGAAAGAGTTGAAAATTTTTATTACAAAATTCAGTTAATAGAAAATTACAATTCACAATTATCATTGCTTGAAACTTATACTGGTTCACTTGACACTAATAAGACTAATATAAAATTGTTGAGAGAAAAAGTTGTTTCTGGATTTGATGATTTTGAGAAGTTTTTATATTATGAAACAACATCAAGTTTTTATTATACAACACAGTCATCAGCACCAATACAACCTTTTCCAAAATATGAAGTAACATCTAGCGTATATCATCTTTTAACAAAAGAGGGTAAGTTTAATCTTCATAGCACAACATCTAGTGCAGTTGAAGATTGGTATAATAATATATTAGACATTGCAACTGATTATGATATGTCTAATTACAATTCACTTGATAAATCAATTCCAGAACATATTTTTGAAAATAAAGATAATGAACAATTCATTACATTTGTTAGAATGATCGGACAACATTTTGACATTCTTTACTATTATGCTGATCATATATTAAAGAAAAATTTGAGAACTGAAAATCCAAGAGACGGGTTATCACAAGATTTGATATATGAGGCAACAAAAAATTTAGGATGGACTTTATCACAAGGATCTACTTCAAAAGAATTGTGGGAATATGCTTTAGGATTAAGTGGAAGTGGTGAACCAATATGGACAGGAAGAACTACTGTAAGTAAAGAACATTCAAAGAGTGTTGAAGAAAGAACAAAAGAAGTATGGAGACGTATATTTAACAATCTGCCATATATCTATAAAACAAAAGGAACCGCTCGTTCAGTAAAGGCGTTGTTAGCAGCATACGGTATCCCACAAACAATACTTACTATTAGAGAATTTGGTGGACCAGATAATGCAGATTTGGGAATTAAACCAAGAGCAGAATGGGAAAAACATACATATTATTTGAATTTTAGAGGTAGTTACCCACTACCAACAAATCAACATTATGTTAGTGTTCCTTGGGAAAAAGTAAATAATTCTGATGGCAATTGGCAATATCCAGATACTCTAACATTTAGATGGAAAATGGAACCTGAGGATCTTTATTCATATACTAATGATCCTATACAAACCGTTTTACAAAAAGTTACTGGTAGTAGATTGGATTGGTTTGTTACTATCCATAAAGACGGAACTGATATTGAAAAAGGAAGTCTTAATTTTTATTTAAGCAATGGAACAAATTATGCAACTGCATCTATAACAGACGAATATCTATTTGACGATGTTCCGTTGAATATAATGATCCAAAGAAGCACTTCAAATGATTCAATATCTGTAAATCAAAAATATGATTTTATATTAAAAACTGCTAAATATGGAAAAATTGCGGTTGAAAGAAGTGCAAGTATTGTTGTTACTGGAAGTATAAGCTCTAGTTACAACAATGCTTGGGCATCAAATGGTGATTTATACATAGGTTCTGGATCAAATCCACAAACTGATAAAATACTTTCTGGATCTATTTTTGAATTAAGATATTGGACAAGACAATTAAATTCTGCATCATTTGATAACCATGTAATTGCACCTAGATCATATAATGGAAATACTGCAACTTCATCTTACTATGATTTACAAGGACAATGGAAGTTTTGGCAAAAATTTGATACGGCAGTAACAACGAGTCTTTTTAGTTCACACCCAAATCAAAATAAAAATACATTTCAAACATCATCAAAAAATGCATATCTATATGGTTTTACATCAAGTTCGTTTGAATCAATAACCGAAACCTATAACATGGAAGTTGCATCAGTTGGTATAGATACACCATTCGCAGAAAAAGTCCGTATAGATTCAGCTTCACTTATAGGTCCTCTATCAAAAGATGAAACTTTTACACTAACGGCATTCGATAGGTATTCACAAGACTCAAATAAGTTGATGGTTGCATTTTCACCACAACACATAATAAATGAAGACATATATGAGGCAATAGGTTCTACGTGGATAGATGATTATTTTGGTGATTACTCAAATGTTGATGCTGAAGAATATACAAGATTAAAATGGTTTGCTCGTGAGTATTGGCAAAAGTATAATAATAGAAATGATTTTAATGCATATATTAGTTTAATATCAAAATTTGATTTTGGCGTTTTTGATCAAATTAGACAAACTCTTCCTGCTCGTGTAAATGAAATTTTAGGTTTGGTTATAGAACCAAATGTGCTTGAACGATCAAAGGTAAAAATAGCAAAAGATTTTTACGCTGAACCGCCAACAAAATTTGTAAAAGATGTTAGTGAATTGTCAAAATTAGGTATTGTAACAACAGAATTAAATCAAATAAATGGAACAGTATTTATTGGGTTTGATGAAGAAATACCAAGTGAAGCAGATGAATTTGAATCAGACACACAAATTGTAACAGAAATGGAAGCTGACACTCAAAATCTTGAAGATGATATGGATTTTGTAACAAAATTTATTGTCACACCACAACTTCAAAATATGACAATACCTATAACTGGAAGTATTGGTGGAATTTTTGAAAAAAAGGATGCAATAATTTCTGCATCAAATAGATTGGTTGAAGGTATAATTACATCGTATGATACTAAAATATCAAATTTACAAACAATGTTTGGGTATTTTAATAAACCACTTGATATTGATTATGCTGAATTAAAAAGAGATTTTACAAATACTTATGCAAGAAGAAATATAAAATTTGGAATCAATCCTAACACTATAAATTATGGAAAATGGTATTACACAGATAATGCAGTTGAAAAAACAGAGGCACTTTTTCAACAAATAGAAAAGTATTCTACTGATACTTATTATAGTGGATTTAAGTTTTACTACTCTGGTGACAATTATGAAAAATATACATATAGTTCTTTTCAGTATGTTACATCCAGTTTGACCAATCCACATAATCATAATTCTGGAAAAAGAAGGCAACAATATGAGGGTTGTAAAAATAGTGGTGGTATAACATACATAAAAACAATTGCAACATACAACTCATATGATGAACAAAATGATTCAAACCCAATTATTATTTATGATATACCTACCGATTCAGTTCTGTAAATCATAGAATTTTGGTTGTTTACTAGACATATTTTATAGAAAGATACATATTTATAGTTAATACAAATAGTTTTTTAAGGAGTTTTACAATGGGATATTTAGACAATTCAGTTGTTACGGTTGAAGCAATTCTTACTAAAAAAGGTAGAGAGCTTTTAGCAAAAGGAAATAATGCTTTCAATATAACACAATTTGCTCTTGCAGATGATGAAATTGATTATGATTTATGGAATCAAAATCATCCATTTGGTGAAGCAAAAATGGGTATAGTTATAGAAAACTTACCAATCACGGAACCGGTTCCGGATGAAACACAATCTATGAAATATAAGTTACTTACTCTTGACGCTGGATCACAAAGTATTCCATATATTGATACTCAAGGAACTACTGCAGTTGAGTTTAAGCAAAATGAATTGGGAACTCAATCCACAAAAGTTATACCATTAAAAACAAAACAATGGTTACTGGATGGTATTGATGACGGAAAACGTAACCAAAGTTATACGATTACTTTATTGGATGCAACATATTTCTTTTTAGAAAAGATTGTAAATCGAAACCAAATGAGTATGTCTGGTAAATCGATTACATATCCAAATCATGTTAGTGCAGAAACCTCTGCAGATTTTTCTGTTGGTGTTATCACCGGTGTATTTGCTAATCCATCAAATGCAACTACTCTTATTGGAAAATCTACAAAAATTATCATTACAAATAATACTTACGGTTCTCGTTATGTTATACCAGTAACCATAGTATCGGGAACATAATTTAAGAATAAAAAGTTTTAATAAATAATTTGGATAACAATTATGGCAGAAATAAAATATCTAATTGGGTCTTCATTAAAAGGAAAACCGAAAGGTTATGCGTATGGTCTTTGGAACCCAAATACTGCTACATTAACTACATTTTTTACCAGTTCTACTCAAAATACTGCATCACAAGAATACTATTATGAAATTTGGGGATCTGCATCTCTTTCATGTAATGATGAAAAAATGTTTTCTGTTGCATATGGTCATGTTAGTGGATCCGGTTCATTGAATGTTGGTGGTGATTTGGATGATACCCCATCAAGAGCAATTTACTCTCAATATAAATTACTATGTCTTGATGGTGATGAAGGTAATTTTTATCTATCGGGATCAACTACACCAATTACACATTTTTATGCCATAAACATAAATCGTTCAAAGTTCGGAGATAAATTGGATCCAGGTAATTTTGAATTTAGTATTGCAGAATTGAGCGGAAGTGGTAAGGTAAATAATGTTCACACCGGAAGCAATGTGCAAGTAAAATCAAATGGAACTGTAATAACTTTGATAGACGATTCTGGAGATGGAAATGATACGAATGAAGATGCAGTAGATACATCAGTTACAAGAAATTTAGTTAGTGGAAGCTTGACGAATGGTATTTACAATCCAAGTGAACCACATGCTTATGGTAAAGTATATCCAAGTCAGGGTATAATACTAATAGATGCTGATAAATTAAATTTAAGTTCTTCATTCAATACCGTTACCGGAAGTAATCTTAATGGTCAAAATTCATTAAAATTATTTACAGCAATAAGTGGTGGTTATACAAATCATTCATCTGGATTTACTGCAAGAGGGGTTCAAACTAAAAACGAACTTTTCTATTTTATCCGTGTTAATAATGCAAGTGCAAATTATAGTAATAATCCAACATTTGTAAAACAAGATTTAATTAGTAAAGGTGAAATAAAAAATACTAAATGGAAAAATGATCCAAAAGTTTATATTACATCTATTGGATTGTATGGACCAGACGAAACAGGAAATTCAGTTTTACTTGCTATTGCAAAATTAAGTAAACCGATACAAAAATCTTTCAATAGTGAGTTATCAATTACCGTTAAATTGGAGTATTAAAAATTATGGCAGATAGTGTATACAAAAGATTTGAGTCTAACGCCATAAGTTCAAATAAAGAATTGGTTAGTGCACCATTATGGTCTGATTCTGCAACTGTTTTAACAAAAATTTTTACAAGTTCGCAACAAACTATTGCCACTAAACGATATTATTATGAAGTTTACAATAGTGAATCTACTGCACAAAATGCACAAGTTCAATTTAGTATTGCATATGGTGATTCCAAAGGTAGTGGATCTTCAACTGGTTCCATTGCAGACGATTATGATTATCCAACAAAGGCAATATACTCACAATATAAACAGATGCTTTTGCCAATTGGAGTAAACGAATTTACATTTGCAAATGACGAAACATCCGAACATATTTATGTGATAAACATAAATCGTTCACGGTATAAAGATAGAATGGACACAAATACATGGCAACTATGTTTAGTTGAAATGAGTGCATCTGGAGAAACATCTTCTTCAAATAGAATAATAAAACTTATAGATGATTCAGGAACGGCAACAACGGATTTAGCACAACAAGGTGGAAGAACATACTATATTAGAAGTGGAAGTTTAACAGACGGGATTTATACAAGTGATACAACTCCATGGGGAATATATTATCCAGATAATGGCATAATTGTATTAAATGGAAAAGCATTAGATGCTTCCGCATCTTTTACATCATCAAGAAGTTTTGTTAATCCTACATCTTCATTTTTGGGTGATAATTCTGCGTATAAATTATTTACATCAATAAGTGGTGCTATGGCAGTTACATCTTCATTTGGTTTTCAAGGTAGAACAAGTGAGGTAGTTTCATCAACTTATTATTTTGCAAGAATGTACTCGGAAGAATTTAATTATTCAAATAATAAAAGTTTCGTAACAAGTTCAAACGCAATAAAGAGATATTTTGTTCAGGATCCAACCACATACATAACAACTATTGGTATGTATGATAACAATAACGAATTATTGGCCGTTGCAAAATTGAGTAAACCTATTAAAAAAACATTTGATCGTGAAATTGTTGTTAAAATAAAATTAGATTATTAAGGTAAAATATGACAGATTATACTTTTTTCGAGAATAGCACCGAACAAGGTTTGGCTACTATAATTGTAAATATGCAATCACCAAACCTTACAAGACTTGAAGCTGCATTAACTGCATATAAAGACATTTACTTTCCAGGTGCTAAAAGAGCGGAAGATAATCTTTTTTACTTTGATGGGTATGACGTAGAGGTAAGGTTTGATAGTGATCCTAATGACGTTTTTACATATTTCATAAAACCAGATTGGGGTTATAGACCTATAACATTTCTTGCAGGTTTGTATGTAAACGAGTATTTTCCATCTAATGCATGGCAACGAGGTATTTCATTTAGAAATTGGATGGATGATCAAAAAAATAAATCTGCTATATTTTTTGACAATAAACAATATACTGGAACATGGGGACAAATTTTTGATCAAGTATTTCAAGAAATGAAAGGTAGGGATCCAGAACCGTCAATTCCACTATATCCTCATAATTTTTTACAAAAAATGCTTGGTGCTGCAAATTCTCAACCAGGTTCTAGTTCAGGATTGGCGGCACCATCACCTGCACCACCCCCTGCACCTGCACCAACAACAAATATAGATCCAATAAGAAATGATTGTAAATATCACATTAAAATTGCATACGATTATGATCCATCTTGGGCTAAAAAGAATGTAAATAACTTTCAAGTTACGCCTTGTAGAATGTCACTTGCTGTTTTTAGATGTTGTGATAATAAAACTGTAACTCAATTATCATCAACACCAATTTGGGCAGATACCTCATGGAAGGTGGAACCATGTCCTGACGGATCATTGAGTTCTGGTGTTGGAAAACTTACATACAAACATTATTTTGATATTGATGCTATAATAAAAGAATTTTATGAAAAAAATGCATCTGCTGCTGTTCCTGGTAGTGATCCATTAAATCCAATAATTGTGTTAGATGAATTAACAAATTTACTGAATAGTGGACGGCCTATATTTGTAGAAAGATATGAAGATTTGTGCAATGGTCCTGTGCAAATGAAAAAATCAGATTTTGGTATTTCTGTTTTACCATCATTATCGGATAGTATAAAATCGCGTGCATTAACAATTAAGGGTAAAAATTATACACCTTTTATTGATTATCAAATAAAAACCCCAATGCATATTGCAGAACACATCTTCCAAAGTTTGAAAAATTATTTGGTTGAGGGTTCTAGTATAAAAAGTAGCACATCAAGTGATTTGACCGGATATGTTGGTCCACATAATCAAGATTTGGATAAACGATTTGTTGGTTTGGGATTAAACGGATGTGCCGGGACTATAACAAATTGTCCATCTGGACCAAAACCTGGACCAACTGGACCATGTGAGGATGAATTTAACTGGAGTATCATTTTAGAAAAAATGGAACCAGATAATGATATGGCATATTTGGATTATCCCATATTAAAAGGTAAAGTAACAAAAATATCAGGTTCTCCTGGTGCAGAATTTATTAGAGATTCTACTGGTAAATCTGTTGTATATGATGATATTAGAGAAAAGGGTTGGTATAATTCCGTCTATGCTCAGAATAATAATGTAGATTATATTCCACTGGCAAATTTAGATCCAGTAAATCCTGTAATAATTCCTGGACAAAGTTGTCTTCGAGGATTGGAAAAAAATTATCAATTGCGTGTCACAAGACTTCGTAAATATAAAATTAAAATAGTATGTAGCCAACTAATTGCTGGTCTAAATGGACAATTACAAAGTCAAATTGTTGAAATTGATTACAAATCACCTTCATCAAAAGCTTATCAGTTTTTAAGAAGAAAATTAGTAGAAAATACCACTGCACCGAAGGCGCCAGATGTAGTTTGGGTTGATTTGGGAGACGGATTATACAACGGTGCTGGTGCATTTAATTTATCATATATTAAAGATGAAAACCAAGTTGATAAATTTGCAAGAACACCAGATGGATATTTTTACACAGTTCAAGCTGAAAAAATACCAATAATAGACGCATCAACTGGAAGATTTAAGGCATATGATAATGTATCATATGATAAAACAAATACATCTTGTCTTCCTGAAAAAATTAGTGAATTTTTGGCATGGAGATTGGATTTAACAAATCCATGTGGATGTCAAGAGGCAGAAATTTTTAATAATTATTTGGTATATCCTGGTCAAGAATATGCTCACCCATTTATGACAATAAATGGTGGTGCCATGGTTACTGAATTTGCTCCTGTTAAAGAATTAAATGCCATTGATTATCCAGAACCACCACCTGCAACAAATAGATATAATTTGAGAGCTGGTCAATCTGTTGGAACAAATGTTAGACAAAAACCAGATTGTGTTTCCGAACCAGAAAAAACTTTACATCCGTTCTTATTTGGTGCAGATGTATTGACTGGTGTAAAGAAAAACACAATCTATGGATTATTTAATTATTCACAATCACTTGAATGTTATCATACAAGTTCCGCTCAATCTGCAGAATCAAAAGAGTATTACTATCAAGTAACAGACTGTGATGTGTGTAATCGTTCACCATATTTTGCAGTAACATATGGGCACTGGCAGGGTTCAGGATCATTGGCAAGTGGATATGAGGCAAGTGATAGTCCTTCAAAGGCAATATACTCTCAATATAGATTACTCTCACTTGACGGTGATCAAAAACAATTTGTTAGTTATACCGATGGGACTGCATCATACTCAAATGATGTTTATGTGATAAATTTTTATTCCGATGGATTGAGTGATAAACTTGATATTGGTAATTTTGAAATAAATCTTGCAGAATTAAATGGAACATCGTATCTAAATAATGTATACACCGGAAGTAATGTTGCCGTATCATCATCACAAAAAATTTTAAGATTGATTGATAATTCAAATGAAGTTGATAATCCAGAAACTTGTGCAGATGATCC